CCTCGACGGGTAAGACATTGCGTGTGAATGACCTGGCCGCCGGCAAGTACGACGTTACGGTCACGGTTGGGCCTAACTTCTCTACGCAGAGGCAGGAGGCTGCCGAGACGTATGGTGAGCTTGGTAGGCAGTTCCCCGAGCTGATGGGCATTGCCGGCGACCTTGTCTTTAAGTCGATGGACTTGCCGTATGCAGACGATATCGCTGAAAGACTACGCTCTATCCTGCCGCCTGAAATTCAGTCGATGCTGAATGAGGACAAGGAGATGCCGCCGGAGGTTGCCGAGGCAATGAAGCAGGTTGACGACGCCATGCAGCAGGTGCAGCAGCACGGTCAACTGGTACAGGCTGCCATGCAGGAACTCGAGGAGGAGAAGGCGCTATCTGCGGCTGACAAGGCGACGATCCAGGCAGAGCAGGCGAATCTTAAAGCTGCCCAGTCTGACTTCCGGGCCGATGTTGCCGAGAAGATGGCGAGGCTTGTTAAGGCGAGTGCCGACCTGACCGTGAAAGAGGCAGGGCTTGCCGAGAAGGGTGTTGATCTTAAACAGCAGGCTGTCGACCAGGGCCAGCAGGAAATGGCTGGATACATTGACGCGGCGACGGCTTTAACGACCGCGCAGGGGCTTGATGATGTTGTATCGCAGTTTATGCAGCAGGTTGACCAAGCCGTTGATCGGCTAAACCAGCACGGTATTGAGTTGGATACGAAGACCGATCGCAAGCCGATTGGTGGTGAATTACGGCGTGAAGGTGGTAAACTCACCGCGGATGTACAGTTTGATGACGGCACGACCAAGACCGTGTCGGCTAAACGAGATAAGGGACGGTTACAGATCGTTCCGCAGGAATCTGACCCCGAGATTGTCGGGGGGTAAATTCGCCGGGAGGCGCAACACTTCAGGGTGATCCATGCAAAACGAGGAAACTGGTGCAGACGATTATGACGGAAGTGTCATTGATATAGGCGCATTGGATGCTGCAGAGGCGGATGCTGAAGCGGTAAAAGATGAGTCAGAAGATGAGACTGAAGTTAAGGTCGAAGCGGAATCACCGCCCGCTGTCGAATCCGACGACAAGGAAAAAACGGAAGTATCGGATGGCTTACAAAAGCGATTCGATAAGCTGGCTAAGCAGATCAGGGAAGCCAGAGACGAGTCTGTTGCGGAGCGGGAAAAGCGAATCGACGCCGAAAGGCGGGCAGAGGAAGCCGAGGCGAAAGTGCCTGCGCCCACCCCAAAGACGCTTGCTGACTTCAATTACGATGAGTCGGCCTACCAGGAGCACGTCCGAGAGGAGGCGCGCCAGGAAGCCCGGCAGATTGCACGTACTGAAGCGGTCAAGGTAAACCGGGAATTCTCAGAGGGTCGAAAGGCCGAAGAGACTGAATCGGAATACCAGAAGCGTGAGACTGTCTTTGCCGAATCCAAGTCTGATTTCAACGAGAAGTGTTACGACGACAAGTTGAAGATCAGTCAGGGTATGGCTGAGGTTATCCGCGAGGTTGATGTAGGTCCGGAGCTGTTCTATTACCTGGGCAGTAACCCGGAAGTTGCAGAAGACATCGCACGTTTATCGCCTGTAACTGCTGGTATGGAATTATCAGCGATCGTTACGAATATACGTAGCGAGAAGGCGAAGGCGGCTGAGAAGGAGGCCAGTAATGCACCTCCTCCACCGAAGAAAATCAGTGGTGTTGATGCGGCTTTGAAGAAGGCATCGACGGATGATCCAGCATCGGACAAGTTATCGGACGATGAGTGGTTCAAACGGGAGGATCTTAGGCAAGCTAAATTAAGAGGATAGAAATTTGGCTACCAATACACTCCTAACGCCGACTATGATTACCCGGAAGGCGCTGGATGTTCTGCACCAGAAGTGTAATTTTATTGGCGGTGTAAACCGTCAGTATGACGATCGATTCGCCCAGTCGGGTGCTAAGATCGGCACTTCCCTGAATATCCGCATGCCGTCCAAGTACTCAGTACGTACCGGCGCGACCCTGACCGCACAGGGACACGTGGAACGCTCCACCCCGCTGTCTGTTTCAAGTCAGTACGGTGTTGACGTTTCTTTTACCTCTGTTGAGCTCACCATGTCACTGGATGATTTCAGCGAGAGGATCATCGACCCGGCTATGTCTCAGCTTGCAGCCAAGATTGAAGGCGACTGTATGGCTGATGCGTACAAGTTGGTCAGCAACTACACCAACGCGACGACCAACGCGCTGATGACCTACAAGTATTTCCAGAAAGGTGGTGCGAACATCACCAACAACCTGGGACCGCTTAGTCAGCGTACCGCAGTGCTTGGTACGGACTCGCAAGTTGAGTTCAATGATGCCGTTAAGGGTCTTTTTCAAGCCCAGGAGAATATTCGCAAGCAGTACCGCGAGGGTTTGATGGGTCGTACCGGTGGCTTTGATGTGTATGAGAATACGCTCACGCCTAACCACACGACCGGTAACCTTGCAGCGTCTGTGCCGTTGATTGATGGCACGTTGGGCACGGCAGTCACCACCAACGCATGGGTATCTCAGACGGCTCTGAGCGTATCTGGCGCGACGGCTGACACGTTGCAGGCTGGCGACATCGTCACGATCGACAGTGTTTATGATGTTCACCCTGAACTGAAAAGCACGACTGGTAGGTTGAAGACGTTTGTTGTGCAGGATGCCATAACGCTCACCACCGCTGCTACCTCGTACACGGTAACGGTCAAGCCGGGCCTGATCTACGGATCGGGTAATGCTTACCAGAACTGTGCATTGAGTGGCACGACCGACACTGATGGCTTAACGGTCACGCAGATCGGTGCAGCGTCGAGCGCGTTTGGTCAGGATCTTCAGTTCCATAAGGACGCATTCGTGTTTGCTACGGCAGACCTCGAGGATGTATCCCGCTTTGGCGCCTGGGGCTCACGAGCCACGAAGGACGGAATCAGCATGAGAATGGCGCGACAGTACGCCATTTCCTCGGATACCGTTCCATGTCGTATCGATGTGTTGTTTGGCTTTGCCGGTCTGTATCCGGAATTGGCTAACCGGCACATGTACGAACTGGATCTGCTGTAAGATCCACTAACCCTTTTGTTGGGGTTGTAAGCCGGGGCAGGGTTGATCGCTCTCCCTGTCCTGGCTTTTTTTGGAGATGATGCTATGCCAAAATTTAATGAGAGCACCGGACTGTGGGAGGGTGACCCGCTGCCAGAGGCTATTAAAGAGTTTGATGAGAAGGCTGGACTGTGGCGCACAGTCGGATATACGGAGCCTGTAATTGAGGCGCCAGTCGCCAAGAAGAAGGCAAAAAAGAAGGCGAAAAAGAAAGTTAAATAACCATAGAGGATCGGGCTGATGGGAAAGAAGGAAAAGATCGCTGCCAAGATAGGCGGGAAGAGGGTTGCGCGGGCAAAGAAGCCTGAGAGCATTTACGACCAACCATACGTGTACGTCGCCACGCCGGCATATGACGGCAAGGTCGACACGGACTACTCACAGTCGCTGGCAGAGTCTGCCTTTACCTGCGCCATCCTGGGCGTGAGGTTCTGTGCTGCGGTGATGGGCAACGGGGCGTTTATAGATCTCGCCCGGAATTTCTTTGTGAAGATATTTCTCGAGGATTACCCGGACTGCACTCACCTGTTTTTCATTGACTCGGACCTGAAGTTTGAGGCCAGGGGCGTGGCTGAGTTGGTCCGGCATACCACTGCAGAGCGTCCCGTGACATGCGGTGCGTACCGGCGCCGAAACGAGGTCGAGGACTACCCCATACGCTGGACCCCGCACCCCGAGCTATCGAAAGACGGCGTGGATAAGCTGTGGTTTGATGATGAGGGGTGGCTGATGACTAACCGTGTCCCGACCGGGTTTTTGTGTATTCGGCGGAATATCCTCGAGGAAATGGCGAAAGAGGCTGACACGCTGAGTTTCAAGAAAGAGGGCTTTGTGCCGAAACTCTTTTACACCAAGCTGGAAGAGGATCACGACGGCTACAAGTTTATCGGTGAGGATTTTTCCTGGTGTGATGATTACATCAGGAAGTACGACAAGCAGATATCCTGCTGGACTGACTTTGATTTCGTTCACGGTGGCTATGAGTGTAATTATCACAAGTGGATGTCGAAGAATGTCGGTCAGTTTGATGACGGGAGTATGGGCGTTGCCACCGATCGGGAGACGCTAGGCAATCGTGAGGGCCGCCGGAAGACTGCTGAGCTTGTCGATATTAACGAGGAAAGTCCGGGTGAGCAGTACCTGGTTGAAAAGCCGGGTCCGGTGGAGAAGTCCAATGACTGAGTTACTCATAGGCTGCGGAAATCGACGCGAGAAGCTATTCACGATGGAGGGCCGGCCAGAAAATTGGACTGAGCTCATCACCCTGGACATTGATGAAAACCTCGCAAAACCTGCGGATTATATTCACGACCTTGAAGACCTGCCGTTACCCTTTGATGATGACTGCTTTGATGAAATCCACGCCTACGAGGTACTGGAGCATACCGGGCAGCAGGGCGACTGGCGTTTCTTCTTCAACCAGTTCTACGAGTTCTGGCGAATATTAAAGCCTGGCGGAATACTCTGCGCGACGGTCCCAATGTGGGACGGGCAGTGGGCGTGGGGCGAT